AAAGATCTTTGATGATCTCGATAAGTGGCTTGATTATTGCCGTTTCAACTTGTTGGATTTTAATCCAGCAGACTTGTATCGCTCTCCAGAATACAAGAATTATCAGCGTTGGAACAGCGGAGGTGAACGTCGGCCTCGCACTGAATACAAGGGTAAAAACCCTCGTCCACAATACAACAGAAATGACAGTTTTTCTCGTTGATTTAGAATCAGTTGAGACTAGGTACACGGGTCAGTGGAAGACTCATGTACCTAATCTCTTACGAAAGGCAGGACACAATGTTCAAATTATCTCTGGTCCCAAGAATATTCCTAGTGCTACTACCCCTGGGGCTTTTCTTAATTTTGGCGGCACAAACATCTACAAAGCTCGGCAGGTTGAGCAGATGGGTCGGCTATTTTGCGACGGAGCCGTTCATGCAGGTGATCATTTTATATTTACTGATGCTTGGCACCCTGGTATCATCAATCTCAAGTACATGAGTGAACTGCTGGGTATTCCAGTAACAACACACGGTCTTTGGCATGCTGGCAGTTATGATCCACAAGACTTCCTAGGACGTCTTGTTGGCAACAAGCCTTGGGTCAGACACGCTGAAAAAAGTTTCTACCATGCTTTTGATCACAACTACTTTGCCACAGACTTTCATATTCACATGTTTTACGAAAACTTGATCCAACCAGATCCGGATCGTAAAGCAAGTATGTATAAGACTGTATTTGACGATACGTTATTCAACAACAAGGTTGTACGCACAGGCTGGCCCATGGAGTATATGGATGATATACTTACCGCATACAAGGGTATGCCAAAGCGTGACTTAATTTTATTTCCGCATCGTATTGCACCCGAGAAGCAAGTTGAAATCTTTCGTGACTTAAAAGAACACTTGCCACAATATGAATTTGTAGTGTGTCAGGATCAACAACTGACTAAAAACGAATATCATAATTTGTTAGGCGAAGCAAAAATAGTGTTCAGTGCTAACTTGCAGGAAACTCTTGGCATTAGCTGTTACGAAGGTGCCTTAGTAGATGCCGTTCCAATGGTACCAGATCGTCTTAGCTACTCTGAAATGTATTTCGATACATTTAAGTATCCGGAAATCTGGACTCGTAACTGGGAAAACTATCAAGGCTATCGACCGCAAATATGTCAAAAGATAATGCAGTACATGGAAAATTATAATAAATTCCTTCCTCAATTAAACAAACAAGCACAGGATCTAACCAGTTTGTTTTTCAGTGCTAACATTCTTTTAGAGAATATAAAATGAATGACTCTTTTTATCCCAGAATAGGAATTGTAGGGTTAGGCTTTGTAGGTGAAGCTGTTCGATCTTCTACCGAGTTTGTACCAGATAATGTTGTATGTGTGGACTCAGATGTACGTAAAGGATACGTTGGAACTTACGCAGAGTTGATGACATGTGAGGGCATCTTTATATGTGTCCCAAGTCCAATGAATGATGACGGAAGTTGTGATACAAGTATTTTAGAAAGTGTTTTAGAAAAACTAAAAGACTTTCGAGGTGTTATTATTTCTAAAGTAACTGCACCGCCAAATGTATATCAACGTCTTAATAAAGTCTATCCTAATCTAGTACACAGTCCAGAATTTTTGACCGCGGCTAATGCCAGTAGAGATTATGCCAACGCAAAGTGGTGTATTATTGGCGGTGATGTTAGAGCATATCGAAACGAAGCAGAACGCATTATCAAAATGACGCAGCCGAATTTAGAATCAGTTAAGTTCTGTAATATTGGAGATGCTGCCTTGGCCAAATATGCTATTAACAACTTTCTTGCTACTAAGGTAGTGTTCATGAATGAACTTTATCAACTAGCTGAAAAAGCTGGATTAAATTATGACGTGATTGTTAATTTAATTAAACAAGATGTACGTATTGGTGAAAGTCATATGCGTGTTCCGGGTATAGATGGTTCTTTAGGATTTGGTGGATACTGCTTTCCAAAAGATACAGAAGCACTAATAAACTATGCCAAAGAACATAATGTTAACCTAAATGTAATTTCATCAGCCGTGCAGAAAAATTTGCTACTACGGTTGACTGAACCTAAATAATAGTATAGAATATATACATGGCAATCCACTGCCTCAACATCGGAGAAAAACTACAATGACAGATACAAGTAAAAACTTATCGCAAGCCATACGCGATAAAATGAAAGCAAACGGAAAAAGATTCTGGGCTGGTGATAATATTTCAGAATATATCAAACCCATGGATAAAATAGACCTTATCAACGAAGCGACAACCGCATTTGAAAAAGTGCTAGATACATTGCTTATTGATCGCGAAACTGATCCAAATAGTAAAGGCACAGCACGTCGACTGGCCAAAATGTACTACAACGAAATAATGGCAGGAAGATATGATGATGCACCAGACGCAACAGCGTTTCCAAATGATTCGGAGGACCGTTACGAAGGTATGTTGGTTGTTCGTAGCGAGCTTCGCAGTATGTGTAGCCATCATCACCAACCCGTTAGTGGCGTTGCTTATATTGGTATTATTGCGGCTGAGAAACTCATCGGACTTAGCAAGTATACAAGGATCGCTCAGTGGTGTGCCCGTCGAGGTACTCTCCAGGAGGAACTTGCTAATGACATTGCTAGGGAAATCCAAAAAGCCACTGACGCCAAAGACGTAGGCGTTTACATTCAAGCAGTGCATGGATGCTGTGAGAATCGAGGTATTATGGCACATAGCTCATTGACGCAGACTACTGTGCTTAAAGGTGCGTTTAAAGACGACCAAAGTACAAAGAAAGAATTCTTTGACAACATCAAACTACAGCAAGACTTTGCTCCGAGGTAATTATGGCAACACGTAAAAAGAAAGAAACAACAATAGAGATGCCCGGCACAATCGGCGGTGCTAAGATAGTTTTTGCAGAAACAAAAGTTGTCAAAGGTAGTCACTTAACTGTTACCACTCATCCGGATGGTAAAACAACACTAGAGTGGGACGATGAAGCATTGTTACGTGATGTACGTGCGGCATTCACTAAAGGCTCAACACAAGGCGGTTAATATGAATTCAGTAGATATGGCTAATAACTTAATCTTCAGAGCAAGACATCTGCAAGAATTTATTGTTACTACCGACGTGCCGGAAGACTTTAGATTTAACGGAGTAATACCGTTTGATATTAATATTGCAGATAATATATTAGAGGCCAAAGTTTACGGCGTTGACTTTGACGAAGCAGTGAATCGATTAAACGACTGGCTGGAGACATGCAAATGAAATGGTTCCTAAACTTTTTAGAGCAAATTGGTCGTAAACGAATTGTAATGGACAGGCAAGAAAATGAACCGTATCTCGAACGCTACTACTTATTTCTTAAAGATAGAAAGCACTTCCCCTTTAATATCTTTCTTCACAAGTTCCTTAAGTCAGACCCCGATGATGTGCATGATCATCCATGGCCTTACGCTACTTTAATCCTTAAAGGTGGTTATTATGAATGGACTCCTAAATTTAATTCACAAGGTGCCAAGATCGGTGAGACACGGCATTGGCGTGGGCCTGGTCACTTCCGCATTTGCCCTGCTACTAGCTATCACCGTGTTGAGCTTGAAGCAGGAACAGACTGCTGGACAATGTTCATGCCTGGACCACAAAGACGTGAATGGGGATTCCTTGTTAATAACAAATGGATCCACAACGACAAATATCTAACTGATAGAGCAAATAATGGATAGTAAAACAAAAGAAGTAATGGACATTCTACAAGAAGAATGTGCAGAAGTAATTCAAGCGGTGAGCAAGATTAGTCGATTTGGCATTGACAACTTCAAGCCAGGCAAGCCCAAAACTAATCGAGAACACCTTGAAGAAGAATTGGGCGACATGCTGGCAATGATTGACATCATGCTGGAAAAGAATGTAATATCATTAGAACACTTAGAAGTTGCAAAAGCTGCTAAGATCGAAAAATTAAAACAATGGTCAAACATATATGAGCAAAATTAAAATAAGCGAATTATTCTATTCGATTCAAGGAGAAGGACGCTACATGGGCGTGCCTTCTGTATTTCTACGTACATACGGATGTAACTTTACCTGTCAAGGATTTGGCATGCCCCGAGGCGAGGTAAGTCACGAAGCAACAGACATTGCGGCACAGCATACAATGATAACTCCATTTACAGAGTACAAGTCTTTGCCTCTTGTTAGTACAGGTTGTGACAGTTATGCAAGTTGGCATCCTGCATTTAAAGATCTAAGTCCAATGATTGAGGCTGACGGAATTGTAGAACGCATTATAGAAATGCTTCCTAACAACGAATGGGGGGATGCTCATCTTGTTATTACGGGTGGTGAGCCGTTGTTGGGTTGGCAGAAGGCTTACCCAGACTTACTGGATCATCCCAAGATGGTAGGGTTAAAAGAAATCACATTTGAAACAAATGGTACAATGCGACTGACTAGTGCATTTAAAAATTATCTACGTATTTGGACTACAGAGAATCTAGAACGAGAAATTACTTTCTCAGTCAGTGCAAAACTACCTTGTAGTGGAGAACCGTGGGATGATGCTATCAAGCCAGAAGTTGTTTGCGATTACGAAAATTACGGCACAGCATATTTGAAGTTTGTTATAGCTACAGAGCAAGACTTTGCAGATGCAATGAAGGCAACTAAAGAATTCCGTGATGCAGGATTTAAAGGACACGTTTATCTAATGCCAGTGGGTGGTGTAGAAAGTGTCTATGCACTAAACAACAAGGCAGTGGCCATTATGGCAATGAACGCAGGCTTACGTTATAGCGACCGTTTACAAGTGCCGTTATTTAAAAATGAGTGGGGAACTTAATGAACAATATCTTTAAAAAATTATTTGGTATCGATAAAATTGAAGCCGAAACTAGACGTGCAATAGAAGATGCAGAACGTGCTACAAAAATTGCTAAAGAAGCAACTGAGCAAGCAGAACGTGCTAAAGAATTAGAACGGTTGTCAAAACTCAGTCCAAAAGAAATAGCAAACGAAAAGAAAGAGCCCTGGGTAGCTGTATTGGATACTCATGTCAATAAAGAAAACGTGCGTAACGGATTCTTTGAACTTGACTGGAATGAGTATTTCGTGTTACAATTAAGGTCCGCTGGTTATACTGGCGAAACAGATGAGGCCATTGTAGATAAATGGTTCCAAGAACTTTGCAGAGGCGTAGGTGCCGAAGAAGGTGTAGATATGGAACGTAGAGGCAGTGGCTTTGTAAATGTAAACAATTTAGGTAATGGGAAAGTTGAGGTTAGTTAATGGCACAGACATTTATTCACGTTGATACTGCAAATACATTCTTCCGAGCTCGACATGTAGTACGTGGCGGTCTTGAAGACAAAGTGGGCATGAGTCTGCATACTATTCTCAGCAGTGTACGCAAGGCGTGGCGTGATTTTAAAGGTGACCATGTTATCTTTCACCTCGAGGGGCGTAGCTGGCGTAAGGACTTTTATGCTCCTTACAAGCGTCAACGTACAGAAGCTCGTGCGGCACAGAGTCCTCGAGAAGCCGAGGAAGACCGCGTATTTTGGGAAACGTTTGATCAGTTTAAAGACTTTGTGACTAACAAGACTAACTGTACTGTGTTGCAAAATCCACGATTAGAAGCAGATGATCTTATTGCAGGATTCATTCAAGCACATCCCGAAGATCAGCATATTATCATTTCGACAGATGGCGATTTTGCACAATTAGTTGCACCCAATGTGAAACAATATAATGGTGTCAGTCAAGTAACTACTACTCACGAGGGGTACTTTGATGAAAAGGGCAAACGAGTTAAAGACAAGAAAACTGGACTCATAAAACCTGAACCTGATCCAGAATGGCTATTGTTTGAGAAATGTATGCGTGGCGACACTAGCGACAATATCTTTAGTGCATATC